CGACAACGAGTTCCATCGACGACGCGGTCCGCTCCACGAGTGCCGCTGTGTCGCTGATCAATTGGCCGTTCTCGTCGAACGCTGCGAACTCATCACCCCGGTAGGCGCGGACGTCCTCGGCGAGGGAGTGGATGAGTTCCCGGATCTCGATCTCCACGCCGGTGAGCCGGATGATCGTGTCGATCAGCGGGCCACCCGAGAACTCCTCGGACCCGAGCAGGCCGCGCGACTGATCCACCCTGCTGGCGCGCTGTTCCAGGGCCTTGTTCGCGATGTCCTGACCCAGCTTGATCAGAGCGTCCGACGCCGTGTTCGCGACGGACACGAACGCTGACGACAGCTCCGACGCCAGATCGAATGCCGACCCGGACTCACCGAACGCCGGAGTCGACGACCCGGTGTCGATGTTCTCGACCGCCTTGGTGGTGTCCTCCTGCGCGGCGGTGATCTCGCTCGTGCTCGCCGAAATCGCATCCTCGACGATCCCCAACGCCGACGACATCGCCGCCTGGACCACCGGCCCCAGCACGCCCGCCGTCAGCCGGTTCGCGACGTCGGCGACCTGCGCCGCCAAGTCCTCGAACTGCTTCACCAGCACGGCCTCGGTACTCGACTGGGTGCGCACCGCCAACGCTTGGGTGTCCGAGATCAGCTGGCCCTGCTGGTCGATCTGCTCGCGCTGCTGCTCCATGAACGACGCGTCCAGGGTGGTCGGCTCGCTGGCCTTGGTGACCTCTGGCACCAGCGCGCCGATCGCGTCCGAGACCGCATTACCCACCGACGACCCGATCGCATCCAGCACGGAAGAGGCCGCGGCGGACCGGCCGCCGGCGATCCCCTCCAGCGCGGCGACGAGCGCTTCGAACAGCTTGGTCTGCTCCGGGCTGAGGACCCGTTCAGGCTCGATGATGTCCTTGGCCATCAGGCCCTTGCCGGAGGCGATACCGCCGGAGTCGAACGGGTTCACCGCGTCCAGGACCGCGCTGCCGACCTCCTGCGCCTTCGTCCACGCCGAGGGCAGCAGGTCGCCCAAGTTCCCGGCAACACCCGAGAGGGCCTCGATCGACTTGTCCTCAGCGAGGGTCAGGAACTCCGGCGGGATGGCGCGCTGGGCGGGCGGCGGCGAACCGATCTCTGTGGCGATCCGCGCCCGGATCGGGTCGAGGATGCCGGACAGGACGTCGCGGATCTTGCGCTGGAGGAATCCCTCCTGATCGCCGCGCGACGGGCCCGCCGAGTCGCCGCCAGCCGACGGCTGGAAGAACCCGTTCGCGCCGATCGGCAGCCCGTACAAGCTGGCGAAGCTGGCCGGGTTGGTGCCGCGCCCGTAGTGGACGTCGCCGATGCTGCCGCCGGATTCGACCCGGGCCGCGGCGATCCCGAGTTCGGGGATGCCGCGCAGCTCGCCCGCCGTGTGGCCGCCGCCGGGACCGCCGGGGTCGTCGGTGATACCGACCGCCATACCCGAACCTTCCACGAGGTTCTTCGTGAGGCCCTGCGCACCGACCTGCGGGTACCCGGCAAACGACGAGGTCGCCCAGTAGCGGGCCCACGGATTACCACCCAGGATCGCGGCGATGATCGACCCCATGAAGCCGGAGCAGTCGAAGCTGTCGCCGGTGAACCTCGGTCCAGCCCACTGGTACGGGCGGCCGTCCTGCGCGCGCGCGAACTCATGGCCGCGTTGCAGCTGATACATCCACGGTTCGATCGCGCCACCGGCCTTGAACCCGAGCAGCGGATCGAACAGCCCTTCCGGCGGGACATTCCCCAGACCGCGCTGGGCGACCTGCGCCCCGTACGCATCCAGGTTGTCCCGGCCCAGCGTGCTGATCAGCTGGCCGTTGTTCCACTCGAACGGAATCCCGCGCGAAATGAGATCGCGGATCGCGTACACCACGTTCTGGCCGCCGGCGCGCGCCACCTCGGCCGCGGTGAGGACATGCTCACCGTTGGACAGCCACGCGAGGATGTCGTCGGAGGTGCCGGACCCTGGCCCGTTGACGCCGCCGCCCTTGGCGAACCCGAGCGTGATCGGCTCCATCGGCTCGACGCCGGGCAGGAACTTGGCCGCGGCGTTCCATGCCTTCAGCAGGCCGCCGTTCCACGCGTTGTCGACCACCCAGCGGATCGGGATGCTGAACGCGCCCTTCATGCCGTCGAGGGCCGACGACAGCCCGGGAACGAACTCGTTGGTGAACCAGTCCTTGATCGAGGACAGGGCCGACTTGAACTGATCCCACTTGTCGAGGACCCAATCGATCACCTCGGTGACCCGGTTGTTCCACCACTCCAGCGCCCCCGCGACGTCCTCAAGGTTCGACCGGATCTTGTCGACCATCTCTTGGAAATACGGGATGACGTACGGGATGATCACCTCTTTGACCAGCCACGTCAGGAGGTCGATCAGCCGGATGATGTAGGGCATCAGCTGGACCAGAACGTCGATCAGCGGTGGCAGGATCTGGGCTGCCAGGCGCGCCAGCTCGGGCAGGATCGGCACGACGGCACGCAGCAGCTCGACGAAACTGGTCACCAGGTCGGGCAGGATCGGGGCGAGCTGGCGGATCGCATCCGCCAGCGCCACGCCCAGGGTCTTCGCGACCTCGGCGAGTACCGGCGCCATCTCCGCGATCACCGGACGGAACTGCTCGGCGAGCTGCCGGATCACCGGCCCGAGCGCCCGGAAAATTTCCGACAGCGCCGGGGACAGTGCTTGAAGAATTGCGGATGCGGACTCGGCGATCACCGGAATGATCGGTGCGATCGCGGACACCAGGTCGGCGAACGCCGTCGACAGCGGACCGATCGACGGCGCGAGCGCCCGCAGCGCATCCGCGAGCGCGGTCCCGACCACCTGCACGACAGTCGAGAGCGGACCGATCATCGGCAGGATCGCCGAGGTCAGCGCGGAGATCAGATCACCCAGGACCGGCAGCACGGGCGCGAGCCCGACCGCCAGCGCGTTCACCAGCTGGCCGACGACGGGCAGGACCGGGGTCAGCGCGTCAGCGAAGGCTTTGCCCAGCGTGCCGAGCCCGGGGGCCATGATCTTGAACGTCTCGCCCAGCGACTGGAACATCGGCCCCAGCGAGGGCATCACGTCGTTTGCGATGGTCAGCAGCCCCGACACCAGCCCACCCAGCGCGCTACCGAGCCCGGTGAACATGCCCGGCAGATTCGCGAACAGCTCGCCCAGTTCGCCGGACTGCTTCGCCGCGGTGAACGCCCCGCCGATGCTCTCGCCGATACTGGCGATGGACCGGCCGAGCGCATCCATGTGCGGCGTCGCCGTCGTGGTGAGGTCCAGCAGACCCTGCGTGAACCCGCCGGTGCCGGACTGCATCCCACGCAACAGGCCCTGGGTGTTGGCGAACACCGCGTTCAGACCTTCGACGCCGCGCGCGCTACCGAGGAAGTTCAGGAAGCTGGTCGCCATCCCGTTGAGCTGGGTAGCGACCCCGCCCATGCCGGTCTGGAGGGCGGGTAGCACTGTCCCGGCGACCCGGGTCAGGGTGTCGCCGAGACCAGCGAACAGGTTGTCCTGCACCGAATCGCCGACGGCGGACCACTCGTCGCCGAGGTCGTGCGCGGCCAGCACGAATTCCCTGGCGTTGGGGGACAGCTTGGCCAGGACCCGGTTCAGTTCCTGCGTCGACGTCGACGCCTTGTTCTGTGCCTCCGACACCGCAGCAGTCGCGGCGGCCAGCTGCTGCTGGGCCACCACCAACTGCTCGTCGGCGGTCTTCTGCTTCTCCTTCGCCGCGACGACCAGATCCGAGTTCTCGACACCCTTCTTCTCGGCGTCGATCGCCTTTTCCTGCTGGTCACGGTTACGTTCCTGCGCCTCAGCAAGGTTGAGTTCGGCACGCTCAACCCGCAGCAGGGCGTCCTTGCGGTCATCGGAGGTCTTCGACTTCGCCAGATCCTGGCGCGCCTTCTCCAGCGCCCGGCCGGCCTCCTTCTCCGACAGCGCCGCCGACGCGCTGGCCAGCTTCATGTCTTCGAGTTGGTCCGTCGCCGCCTTGCGCGCGCGGGTGACGTCCTCGGTCGCGGCCTGCGCCGCCTTCTCCGCGCTCGCGAGCGACCGCGCCGCCGACTCCGCGCCGCGCTGCGCCGACTCGATCGCCTTCGCCTGCGCCGCCCCCTCGGTGCCCGCGGCCTTCGACTGCGCCGAGAACGCAGCAAACGCGTCCTTCACGCCATTGAGGCCGACGGCGGCCGTCGCGCCGACAGCTGCCGCCGCCGGGCCGATCGTGCCGAGCGCGGCAACCAGGCCGCCGACCAGACCAGCGGCAGCACCCGCCGCGCCGCCGATCGCGGCGATCGCCGCCGGGACTCCGACCAGGTAGGCGCTGGCCTTGCCGACACCGAGCAGACTGGAGTTCAGGCCGTCCACACCGGAGCGGTCAACATCGACGTTGACCTCCTGGGTGATCGGGGTGGCCATCCCCTCCAGCTGCTGGCGCAGCGCGGCCATCTGCGCCAGCGCTGCCGCCGTGTCCAGATCCACCGGGACGTGCGCCGGGCCCAGCGTCATCGCTGCCAGTGCCGCGTTCACCTGGGCTTCGAAGCCGGTCAGGTCCGGCCGGACCTCGACGTCAACCCCGCCGCCGGAGATCATCGCCATTTGCGCCGACAGCTGCGCGCCGAAGCTCGTTGTCTCGGGCCGGACCTCGACGTCGATCCAGCCGGTGTTGATCTTCGCCAGGTCCGCAGCGAGCTGGGCGGCGAACCCGCTGGTGTCCGGGTGGGCCTTCACGTCGACGTCGAGCGGGTTGCGGTTCAGCTCGGCCTGCGCCTCGCGCATGGCTTCCCTGACCGCGCGCGCCAGGTCCTCGGGGAGTCCGTCGCCGTCCGCGAGGATGTCGATGTAGATACCGCCGGGCTGCGTCACGGCGCGGACCGTAGAGAGCAGGGGTGCAGCAGCCGTTGAACTAGATTTGACCCTACGCCCGACCGGGTGTATAGTTAGTGATATCAGGCCGGACCGACCCGGCCCCCACTACCGGAAGGACCCGGACATGAACATCCCCTTCACCCCCGCCGCCAAGGCATACATGCTCGCCTGCATCACCATCGACGAGCTGATGGAGACCGGCGGCGACGCCTCCGCCGCGATCGACATGCGCGCCGCTGCCAAGGCCGAACTGCTCGCCGCGGGTCACACCCTCGACGAAATCGCCATCCTGCACATGTGACCCACGCAGCGAAGGCCCCCACCACGGTGGGGGCCTTCCTCGTTTCCGAGCAACTACACGCCGTTGCTGATCTCGTCGGTGATCGCGTCCCGCAAGAACGGGTTCCCCCGATAGCCGGGATGCTGGACCCGTTTGAAGTAGACGACCCGGCCCGCCTTCGGCCAATAGAACCGCAGTGCCTTCGCGTTACGGGCGCGGATCTCGTGCGGCGCGGTCCCATCATGCACGTACCGGGCGTGCGGTGCGGTCGCCTGCTCACGCAACACCAGCGCGTTCCCGCGCCGGAACACCCGATGCCCGATCGACCGCTTCAACCCACCCGAACGGACGTTGACCCGGCGGCGCGCGTTCGCGTCGATCCGGTCACCGAGCCGGTCCAGGCGCGGCGTCGCGATCACCAACCCCTGCTCAATCACCGCGGTCCGGGACGGCGCGACGTACCGGACCCGGCCACGCAACGCCACGCCGCTACTCCCGCTCCGGGTCGAGCAAGGGTGCCACCGCCACGAACGCCGCAGTCTCCTTCGCGTCCAGTACCCGCTCGGGTTCGTCGGCGGCCTTCTTCGCTACCCGCTTCGCGCTGGTCTTCTTCACCGGCGCCGGGGCGGGGCGCTCGTTGGGCACCTGCACGACCAGACCGTTGCGGATCAGGCCCTTCACGAAGGGGGTCAGCTCGACTGTCGCTACCTCCCCCTTCGCGAGGTGGGTGGTGGTCTGGATGCCCTTGATCGTCACCTGCATTGACTTCGCTCCGTTCAGAATTGGGCGTAGGCGGATTGCGCCCACGTCAGGACCATGCCCTCAGGGCCTTCCGGCGACCCGGTACCGACACCGGTCTCTTTCGCGATGTCCAGCCGCTCGGCCTCTTTCAGCGCCGCGCACAGCGCCAGGTCGAGCCGCCACGAATCATCGAGCAGGACCAAGCCCTTGTTCTGGTACACCTCAGGGTCGCCGTCTAGCGGGTGACAGCGGGCGATACCGACTTCGATCGTCACCCCGCGCGCCTGCCCACACTTCGGGATCACCGCGGCCGAGGCGGTCATGTTCTGGGACTGGCCCTGACGCCAGCGCTGCGCGAGCCGCATCCACAGGTACGGGCCGCAGCCGTCGCAGGTCTCGCACGTCCCGTCCTCGCCGATGACCCACGGCGGCGGCGCGATCACATCCCCGGACAGATGCCACACCGTGGTCGTCCCGCCACCCAGCGGCGGCACCACCGGCGGGACGGGGTCGGGGTCGAAGAACTCCAACAGCTTGGCCTCCACCAGGCCCATCAGCGCCACGGCTTTGTTCGGGTTGGCCATCACATCACCCCGCGCGACGGATAGTCCGGTGAGGACACCACCGGCGCGGCGACCAGCCGGTGAGGGTTGATCGCCGACACCCACATGTCGACCTCGGGCAGCCCGGTCAGCTGATCCCGGAACAGGGCCGCCGGGTCGGTCATGCGGATCGCCACACCGTTGCGGGTGATGGACTCGACGCCCTTCGGCAAACGGCACGTCTTGTCGCCGCAGCGCGCCTTGTGGAACTCCGCGGCGAGCAGCCCGACCATCTGGGCGGCTCCGGCCGGCGGGGGCAGGCCCTGCCCGTAGGTGACCGACCAGGTGCCGGGTGATCCGGCGGGGCGGGTCAGGTCCTGGGCGGGCCACTGGCCGGAGGTGGCGTAGAGCCGGTCGCCTTCCAGCACGTACAGGGACGTGTCGATCACCGCGCCGTCGATAGCGACTTCCTCGACTGAGCAGACCGGGCCGGGCAGGTGCACGACCCCGGGGCCGCGTACCTGGCAGTTGCCGTTGCAGCCGCAGCCCACGTTGCGCCACACCCCGCCGTCGAGTTCTGGATACCAGGAGGTACCGGGCAGCCACGCCCGCAGCACGTCATCACCGGAGTTGGGGGACGGGCAGGGGCGCACGATCCTTGGGCAGCATCCGTACTGGCGGCCGGTGAACGCCCACAGGACCGCGACGGCGGTGTCCACGGCCTGCTGCTGGCGGATCGAGTCGGCCTCGGTCTCCGGTGTCGGTAGGCACGCGTAGTCGGCGGGCCACGTGCAGGGGGCGGTCATGGCGGGCACCGTAGAGGCTCGGGGTGCAGGCCCCGGGCACGAGAAAGGCCCCGCCGTAGCGGGGCCTTTCTGGGGTACAGAGGTCAGCCGGTCAGGCCCACACACCACCCGGGGTGGTCGTGGTGACGGTGACCTCCGGCGAGGTGCCGCCGGTCAGACCGGAATCGTCGGCCGTCATCTGCACCAGGTTGAACCCGGCCAGCTCGCCCACGAACGTCACCGTGTACGGGCCGGTACCAGCCACGGTCACATTGCCGGTGCCGATGTTCGGCAGCGCCGCCAGCGCGGCCTGGATCGCCGCCGCGTTGGCGTTGTACGCCAGCGCCGCAGTGGTCTGCCCGTCGAACGTCAGCGTGTACGTGCCACCGGTCGGGGTGCCGGTGATCGCGATCGACTGGACCTCGTTCGACGGCTCCAGACCGCACGCGGGCTGCGCGGGCGCGATCTCCTGCACAGGCTCCTCGTAGTACGGGGCCGGCAGGATCAGACCACAGCACTCCTCGGTCGCCTCCGGCGGCGCGATCGTGGTCAGGAACGTGCGCTTGTGCACGCCCTTGCCGATCGGGGCCAGCAACCGGCCCGCCGTGTTGAGGGCGTCGGTGGCCTGCACGTTGTACGGGCCGCGACCCCACCGGGTGCCGTTGGCGGTGATACCCGACAGGGAGATCGTCGAGACCTGCGCACCGAACTCCAGCGCGCCCGGCACCATCTCCTTCACCGCAGGCAGCAGCGTGTACCCGTAGGGCAGCGCTGCCGAGGACGCGCCGGGGCTCAGGATGTCGTCGGTCGTCGGCAGCTCGCACTCGTCGTCGGCGCCGACACCGGACCAGATTTCCAGCGCCACAGCGCGATCGCTGGGGACTTCCTTCTGGTCGTCGAAACCGATCGGGTTGCCCTCCCAGTCCAGGACAAGAGGCCACCCGGTCATCAGCGAGATCAGGCAGGTGTTGACCTTGCACAGCTCCAGCGTGACCGTGTTCCACTTGCGCTCGGGCGGCGTGCGGTCAGCCACACAGATGCGGCCCTCCGCGTTCGCCTGCTCCAGGTCTTCCGCGTCACGCATGACCGGCTCGACGTTTGCCGAGATCCAGCCGTTGGTGACGATTCGAGAGCGGGGGCCGGCGATGGGCTTGCCGCACGGGTCGACCAGGGTGGCGCGCAGTCGCACGCCCTTCACCAGTCCGTACTGACTCATTGCGTTCACTCCTTGTGCACAAGAGCGGTTGCGGTGGCTGCCCATTTCCACGCGGTGCGCAAGGTAGAGATGAGGGGTGCAAATGCCCCCGGAAAAGGCCGATGCCCCCACCTGGTGAGAGGGGTGGGGGCATCGGGGGACGGCTGCCGGTCAGGTCTGTTGTGTCCAGTCCGTCAGCGGCGGCAGCCCGGCCGACATGCGGACGATGTCGGATTTCACTGCCCGCAGCTCGATGCGGAGAGAGCCGATCTCCTGCCGCAGCTCAAGGTTGTCCTTGTGCGCTTCCCGCAGCTCCGCACGCATCTCGGCGCGCTCCTTCTTCAACTCCTCGCGCTCGGCTTGCAGCTCGGTCCGCTGCTCCGCGCGCTCGGCCCGTAGCTCGGCGACGAAGTCCCCATACCCGCCAGACAACGTGACCTCCGCCTCCGCATCGGCCTTCCTCCGGCCGAACCACAACGTGACGCCGGTCGACAGCACACCCGTACCGACGATCGCGCCCACCAACTCCATCCACCCCATGCCGATCACCCGAGCCCGGTTGGCCCGCGCCGCGCGGGCGGTGCGGGCAGGACCAGCGACGGCGATGCCGGGTCACCCCGCAGCGTCGACGTGATCGACGTCAGCACCGACAGCACTGCGGCCTGGAGCGCGAACAGCACCGCACCGCCGAGATACTTCCAGTCGGGGTCGACGATCGACACCAGCAGCAGCGCGGGCAGCAGGGTCTGCAAGAACGTCTTGAGCGCGCGCTCTCCAGCGTCGCGCCAGAATGCGTTACTCCCCATTGTTGTCACCCGCGTCCGTGGTCTCAGTGGATGCCGGGACCTCTTCAACAACCGGCGCGACCTCTTCAACTACGTCCGACTTCTCGGGCGCCTTCTTCGGTGCGGCCTTCTTCGCCGGTGCCTTCTTCGGTGCCGGGGCCTCCACCTCGGCCACCGGCTCCACGGCCGGTTCCTCGGAGGGAAACAGTCCCGCCGCGACTGCCAGCGCTCGCGTGACCCGATACCCCGGGCGGGCGCGGTGGGTGACGGTGCGGACCGCGCGCGGCGATGCGGCGGCGTCGAGCAGCGCGACCCGCACCGCTTCCCCGGCTGCGGCGGTCAGCACCTCCACCTCCACGGTGCCGTCAGAGTGCTCGGTCAGGGTGTAGTCGGTCATGGTCAGGCTCCGATCGTGGCGGCTTCGGCGAAGCATTCCCAGGTCACGACGACCTCGCGCTCCGCTACGTTGAGTCGGTCGTTGTGCTGGACTTCGAGGCCCACCGAGGTGGTCACCGGCCCCTGGTGGATAGTCACCGGCCCGGTCAGGACGAGGGTTTCGCCGAGCCCGGCATAGCCGGACCCGAACGCCCACCGATGCCCCAGCGGCGACACAGCCAGCGCACCCTGGCGGGTGACCAGCTGCGCGGCGTGGGCGAGCGCGGCGACGTGCGGGGCGGCGTGGATGACGCCCGTGAACCCGTACTCCGCGACGGCTTCTTCCAGCGCGGCGACCGCACCGACGATCCCGCCGGTCGGGGTGGCCGGTGCACCGGCGGCGGCGAGGAGTTTCGGGGTGAGCTGCTGCTCTACCCGAATCGGTTCGTGGAGGCGGAGCAGCTGCTCCGCGCGCTGGCGTGCCTCGTCTTCCGGGACGGCGAGGCCGCAGTCGTCGTGTGCGCCGATCACCTCGACC